CTGCAATTACCAACAATGCTACAATTGGTAATAATCTAACGGTTACAGCCAACGTAGTAGCAAACAACCTAACAGTTAATAATAACGTTATAATTCAAGGTAACCTAGAAGTTAACGGCACATTGACTACAATCGATACTGTTAACCTGGTCGTAGAAGATCCTCTGATCTTCTTGGCTAAGAACAACAACGTTGCAAACGGTGTATCTGTTGATGCTATTGACGCTGGTTTCTACTCAGTATATACTCCAGACGGTGTAACAGATTACTTTACTGGTCTAATCAGAGATGCTTCTGGTTCTGGTAAGTATCGTCTATTTACCGGCCTAGATACTCAGCCAACCACAACTGTTGATACTACTGATCCTTCTTATACTGTTGCAACTCTTGTTGCTCATTTGGAAGATTCAAACGTAACAATTACAGGTGGTTCAATTACTGGTATTACTGATCTAGCAGTTGCTGATGGTGGTACAGGAAGATCTTCTCTAACAGCAGCAGGTATCATGTATGGTAACACTACTGGTCCTATTGGTGTAACGGCTGCTGGTGCAAACGGAAACGTATTGCAAGTGGTAAACAATCTGCCAGCATTTGGCATGCTAGATGGTGGAACATTCTAATCATGGAGTTATTATGTCTGTTGAACAAGAACTTATTAATGCGTACCTAGCCAAACAACGCGATTACATTACTGATATTATTTCAAAGAGCATTATGCTCGAAACTAGACTTGAGATGAACTCAAAACGTCTAGCTGATGCACAGAAGAGTGTTGAAGAAAAAGATGCTCTTCTGATGCAAATTCAAGAACAATTAAAAGAAGCCTCTGGACGTAATACAGTCTTTCTTGACGAAATTCAAAGACTAAAAGATGAGATTGATATGCTTACAGAGGTAAAGAAAGAAATTGCGGAAGAAACTGTAGATGCCGACAAACACAAGAATAATATTAAAAAGTAATACTACTTCTGGTGCGGTTCCTTCCAATACCGATCTAGTATACGGTGAGTTAGCAATTAACGTTGCTGACCGTAAACTATTTTCGATTGATACATCTAACACTGTTTTTGAAATTTCCGGGGGTGGAGGTGGAGGTGGAGGAGGTCCTGGGTTTGGAACGCTCTACTTTACAGATGGTATAAATGCAAACATTGCTGCTGACTTTGCAGGTGATATTCTTTTAGTCACCGGCAATAACGGTATTCATTTTCTTTCAAATAATAGTAACGATGAATTAACTATCGGTATTAATGCAGCTGCCAATGTGGTAGTAAATAATCTTACTACCACAACCAGCCTTACAGTCGGTAACTCTACAGTAAACACATTTGTTAACTCATCAGTAGTTTCGGTAGGAAGCGATACAGTACTCAACACCTCTGCATTAGTCATTGGTAATTCAACAGTAAATGCTTCTGTTAACTCATCGGTACTTACAGTAGGTAGTAATGTAGCACTCAACACCTCTGCATTATTCATTGGTAATTCAACAGTAAATACAGTAATTAATTCTGTATCAGGAAGCTACTTAAAAGGTAACTATGGTAATGTTGGCTCGACATCTGCCATTAATAATATTTTTAGAGTGAATGCCAACGTTATAAATAGTAATATAACGTTTATTGCTGGAGAGAATGTTTCAGCAGTGGGTCCGTTAGAAATTGCTAACGGAGTAACTATAGATATTCAAACAGGGGCAACGGTGGCCATAGTATAATGTCAGGAAATTTACGCTTATCTACAATTGAGTTTGACTCCGCTGGTGATACTACTATCAACCAGGCGTCAGCTAATACTCTCACAATTAAAGTTGCAAATAATAGTTTTCTTACTATTAACGCTACCACTATGGTTGTTAATGGTGCATTCAGCGTTAATGGGACTGGATCATTACCAGTCCCTGTAGATATTGGCGACTTCCATGTTTATGCTAATGGTAATATCAGCATGGGCAATACTGCTCCGACTGACAGACTGTCTGTAAATGGGCATCTTAGCATATCTAATGGTGGTATCAAGCTTAATAGTATTGATATCCCGACAGCACCGGCTACCAACACTGCCATAATCTTTGCCGATTCAATGGCAGGAAGAATTATGACTGGTCAGATTGGACCGTCAGGTGTAGACTATGAGTTTCAGCCTCTGCTTGGTAGGAATAAGGTTATTAGTTTCTTCCCTAACGCAGGTGTAGCAACGTTTTCTCTTCTTGGTCAAACAACAACTACTACCGGCACTGCAACCGCAAGGGTACTTGCTTCAACAAGCTTCCTAACAACAATCACCCGCGTAGGTTTTGTTTCTGCAGCTACCGCTGGCGCATCGGCTGGTTTACACCCTCTAGGTCTCTCTGTAACAAGAGGAAGTACATCAGGGCAGGGAGGTTTCTGGACTAACTTTAAGTTTGGTATTGCTGCTACGGTTGCTGGTACAAGAATGTTTATTGGTCTAAGAAACGCTATTACTGTTATTGGTAACGTAGAACCTAACACGCTAACTGATATTGTCGGCATAGGGTGTCTTACTACCCAATCTACTCTTTCAATCTATTACAATGATGCGTCAGGTACTGCATCTGCTATCCCGCTAGGTGCAAGCTTCCCTGTTACTAACAACGCTGTATATACTGCTATGTTCTTTAGTGCCCCAAACGGCTCTGAAATTGGATATAAAATCGAAAGACTGGATACAGCAGCAGTTGCTGAAGGTACTTTCTCTACCGATATTCCATCAAACACTACATTCCTTGGACCTCACGTTTGGATTAATAACGGCGCAACCGCAGCTGCAACCGCAGTCGACTTAATTAACATGTATATTGAAACTGACCATTAAGGATTTTTATTATGCCAAGTCGTTTTTCATCTAACGATGAGGTAGTGATCAGCCAACAGTCAGGATGTACACACCTTACCATAGAAACTAATTCTTCAAATAGCCTCTTCTTGAGCGCTAACGGTAAGGTATTTTTTCAAAACTATCCTAATGTAACATCTAACAGCACGTTACATTTCAATACAATATCAGCAAACGGTATTGTAATTGAACATCTCTCCCACGCTAATTCTTTGCAGTCTGTGGTTATTCAGGCAAACAGCGTTATACAGGATAATTCTACTAATCCGGGTAAGGTTGGAGGGTATCGATATATTAAAACTTTTACGTCTAACACTACATGGACAATTCCTAAAGGTGTAACAAGAGTGAGGTTTGTCGCGGTAGGAGGTGGTGGTGGCTCAGGCGCAGCAGGCATCATGGCTAACGGTACCGGTGGAGTGTCGCAGACGTCCTCAGTTCCTGGTGGAGGTGGTGGTGGCGCCACAGCTGTTAAGCACTACGAAGGTAATATTAGCGAACAGTCTATACGTATAATAGTAGGAAGAGGTGGTAATGGTGGGGTAGGATATTCTGATTCTGCTACATTGGGTGGTACTAATAATCTTAATACCCCTACATATGAAACTACAACCTACGGTGCTGGTATTGTTAATTTTGCTACTACTGGGCTTCCTGGAGAAAAAACTGTAATATCATTTGGTAATACAGTGTTAGTATCTGCTGATGGTGGTGCAGGGGGAAGTGGTGCTGGATACGAGGGTACTGTAACGGTATTTGGAGGTGCAGGAGGTCAATCTGGCGCCAATGCTGATTTTTATATTCCTGGTGCTAATGGACAGCAAGGACAGCAAACTTTTAGTGGAACTTCAACATCCTTTAATCAGTTGATGTTTATGGGTTTTGGAGGCGGCTCTTCGTTAGGGTACGCTAATACGTCTCATCCAGTTCAAGCTACTCCGATTGTGTTACCATTTCCTGCTCTATCATACGGATATGGTGCAGGAGGGTCAGGACCTAATATAATCGGTCTAACTACAGGGTACTTTGGTACATCTGGCACTAATGGTATAGTCGTTGTGGAGTTTGGATAATGACTTCAATTATTAAAACAAATACTCTTCAACCTAATGAAAATGATGATGTAATCTTAGGTGTTGGTAATGTGCACCTTCGTATCAGTACAGGCGGTGTATCTATAAATCACGCTGCTCATCAGCGTGTTTCAGCCTCTAATGGTAGTATTGCTGTTAGTGGTAATGTGAGAATTACAAATACAGTATTGAGTACATCAAATAATGTTGTTATAAACAACAGCATCACTCTTACATCTAATACGCAAGAAAATTTATACTCAGAGTATAAGCTAGGGTATGGTCAAACAGCGATAATCAATGTAAATACAAATATTGGTAATACTGCATTTACCTATAAATCTCGTTACGCTAAGCTAACCATTATCGGTGCTGGTGGGGGAGGTGGGGGAGGTGGTGTTACTAACACCACTACTGGTCAGATGGCTGGTGGAGGTGGCTCAGGTGCGTCTATTACCCTGTGGGTAGATTTAGGAACATCAGGCTCTAATTTAGATATCATTGTAGGTACAGGTGGTAATGGTGGCGCTAACAGTAATTTGAGCCCAGGCTCGGCAGGAACTAATACCGTTGTAAGTATTAATGGATCTCAAATAGCAGTTGCTGCAGGAGGTACTGGTGGTAACGGACATACTTCTGCAACAGCCGATGCTGATGTACCAGGTGGTATTGGAGGTGTATTTACAGTTAATACATCTCACGCAGCATATATTGCTCACGTCGGATCAAACGGACAAGATGGTGTAGGTGGTGTTGAGCGTACTACTCAAGAGTATAGCTGTAACGAAGGTTCACGTGGTGGAACTATTGCTGGAGGAATGTTTGGGTATTTAAGATCACCCTCACATCTAATGGGGCGTTCAGGCACATATGAAGGTGCCGCATCAGCTAATGCTGTCGGCTTCGGTAATGGTGGTACTGGTGATTATAATACTAGAACTACCACTAACACGAGAAATCCGTCTGGAGGTGTTGGATCAAATGGTGCAGTTATAGTGGAGTATTAATTATGTCAAAAGCCTTAGTAACCAGCATTCAATCATCAAATAGCGTCGTTCTCAAAGCAAATAATGACATAGCTTTGACTGTTTCTGCTAACGGTGTTACATGGAAGCCAACCACGAATACAACTACAACCCCGTTAAATGAAGTGCTTTACATTCAAGAGCAGATAGTTGATAGTTTTTCTAAATTATCGTCGAATACTATTACCGTTCAGAGTACATCTAGCAATGTAAAGATTGTAGGGGTGGGTTCTGGAGGGTATTCTAGAGCGTTAGTGTTTACCGCTAATGGAAACTGGAGTATACCTACTGATGTTGATGTATTTAAAATTACCGCGGTGGGAGGTGGAGGTGGTGGAGGACCAGTAATAGGTGCTTCTACTTCAGTACAGTCAGGTGCTGGCGGAGGTGCTGGAGGTGTAGGAATAGTAGTATATGAGGTTAATACTGCTATTAGAGCAGCAGGATCTATTGATATTACAGTGGGTACTGGAGGACTTGGTGGTATAGCAAATACGACTGCCTTGGTATCAGCAGCCGATAGAGGAGGCAATACTATTGTAACCTGTACTGGTGTTGGTGATTTAGTTGTTGCTACTGGAGGTTTCGGAGGAGGCAATAACGTTGTAGCAGGTCAACTTCCTGTAGGCGGTGTATACGGTAATGCTTCTTTTTTAAACGATACATATTCTTTTAATGTACCTACTCAATCTGGATGGGGTGGATCTATCAGAAATACCGCATGGACAAGTCAAGGTACTGGATCTGGAGGATCCGGACCTTACGGTACAGGAGGATCAGTAAAGTTTACCCGTGCAACAACTGTTACAAACGTGAACCCTGGCCAGAATGGTGCAGGGTATGGTGCAGGGGGAGCTGGCGCTTCTTCAGATAGATCTGTCAGTCCAGCAAACGGCGGAAACGGATCTGCTGGTCTGGTAATAGTAGAATATTAACAATGGAGATATGATAATGTATGAAAGTATACAGCATCAGTTAGGTTTTTTTGAAATATATGGTGATGGATGTAATTCTAACAATGCCTAAATATTTTAAAATAGGGAGATCTCCATGTCAGTTCCAACATCAAGAGCACAATTTAAAGAATATTGCCTAAGAAAGCTAGGCAAACCAGTAATTGAAATCAACGTAGATGATGATCAAGTAGAAGATCGTATTGATGAGTCGTTAAGATATTACTGGGACTATCACTTTGATGGCACAGAAAAAGTATATTACAAACATCAAGTAACCGCCAATAATAAGGCTGACGGTTACATTACTTTGCCTGAAAATATCTTAGGTGCTGTTTCTATATTTAATATTGGTGATCCATCAGTTTCTGCAAACGACTTATTCAACATTCGCTATCAGATTGCACTTAATGATCTCTATAATCTAACATCTGTTTCTTTGGTTCCATATTATTCCGTTATGGAACATCTAGCTCTCATCACCGAGCTCTTGGTTGGTAAGCAACCTATTAGATTTAATAGACATACCGATAAACTTTATGTCGATATGGACTGGAATAAACTCAACGTAGGCTCATACATCATTGTTGAGGCTTATAAGGTTATTGATCCAGACGAATATACAGATGCCTGGGGAGATCGCTGGCTCCAAGAATATTGCACTCAAAAAATTAAAATGCAATGGGGTGCTAATCTTATTAAGTTCTCCGGAATGCAAATGCCTGGCGGTGTTACATTTAACGGAGAAAAAATCTACAATGATGCTGATGAAGCAATCAAAAAACTAGAGCAGGATATGATCTCATCATACTCATTACCAGCCGTTGATATGATTGGATAAAGAGTATGGCAACTAATTTCTTCTTTAATAACTATAGATCCTCAATGGAGCAGGATCTAATTGAGAGCTTAGTAACTGAAAGTATTCGCATATACGGTCAGGATATGTACTATCTTCCTCGCTCTCTAGTTAATAAAGACACTCTATATCAACAAGACTCTACATCAGAATTTAACCGAGCTTACCTGATGGAATTCTATATTAAAAATGTAGAGGGCTTCCAGGGGCAAGGAGACTTTTTCTCAAAGTTTGGTGTTGAGATTAGAGACCGTGTAACATTTACATGTTCACGTAAGGTTTTTGATGAAGAGATTGGTACGCAAGAAGCTATCACACGTCCTAATGAAGGTGATCTAATTTACTTTCCAATGAATGGAAAGCTCTTTGAGATTAAGTTTGTTGAGCATGAGTCAATCTTCTATCAACTAGGCTCATTGCAGACTTTTGATATTCAGTGTGAGCTTTATGAAAATAATAACGACGATTTCAATACTGGCATCTTGGAAATTGATGACAAATACACCGCAATCTCTACAGATTACTTCGACTGGGCACTTCGTTTGGAGTCTGGCGATAATCTAACCACTGAAGACAGATATGTTCTAATGATTCAAGACAAGTATGTTTCAGATCCAGATGATTCAACTCAGTTTAACGACAACAATGTAGTAGAGACAGAAGCTGATAATTTAATTGACTGGTCGGAAATGGATCCGTTCAGTGAAGGTCAATACTAATGTTTAATAATTTTTACCATAGACTTATTAGAAAATATGTGGTGCTATTTGGCACTTTATTCAACGAAATCTACATCGATAGACTCGATGAAGATGGTGTAATTATTTCGTCATTTAAAATTCCTTTAACATATGGTCCAAAAGAAAAAATATTAGCTAGATTAGATCAAGATCCTAATCTTAACAGACCTGATGCTATTACTCTTCCAAGAATATCTTTTGAGATTACAAATCTTCAGTATGCAAACGAAAGAAAACTTCCTACTGTTAACAAATTTGCATATTCAAAAAACTCTTCGGATACAGATAGAGTAAGATTTGTATACAATCCTGTTCCATATGATATTGATTTTCAACTCAATATTATGGTTAAAAATACAGAAGATGGAACTAGAATAATAGAGCAGATTCTTCCATACTTTACTCCAGATTGGACTCCTACCGTTACGTTAATTTCTGATCCAGAAATCAAGATGGATATCCCTATCATTCTCAAATCTGTTAGCATGCAGGATGATTATGAAGGGGATTTTGAAACTAGACGTGTATTAGTATGGACGCTAAACTTTACACTTAAAGGTTATTTGTTTGGTCCGGCTAGAAAAGCCAAGATTGTTAAATTTGTTGAAGTTAATAGTGCCGATCTGGACATTGGAAGACGATACTCATCCGTGCAAGTAGAGCCAGGCTTAACAGCTAATGGTCTTCCCACTCAAGATGGAACTATTACTATTGATTCTTCACTTATCGACTTTGACGATAATTGGGGTTATATTGTTACAGTTGTTGATAGGTCTGCAACCTAATGGAAAATAAAGATACAATTGCTGACGCATTAGGAGTAGCTCCTTTAGATCAAGAAATCTTACCTGCAGAAGTTAAACCTATTATTGAAAACAATACTGCAGAAGATGATTTTGAGGTAGCTAGAAACAACCTTCTCAATATTATTGATAAGGGTAATACAGCTTTGGATGGAATCCTGAGCGTAGCTGATCAAAGCCAGCATCCAAGAAGCTATGAGGTTGTCTCAACGCTCATTAAGACTCTTGCTGACGCAAACAAAGATTTGTTAGATCTCTCTAAGAAGAAAAAAGAGATTATTGGTAGGCAAGAACCTCAAACTATTAACAATAATCTATTTGTAGGAAGTACAGCTGAATTGCAAAAGATGTTAAAAAATGGTATTGAAGAGTAATTCGATATGTCAGAATCATATCTTGGAAATCTGAACTTAAAGCGTTCAAACGTTAAGCTTTCCTATACATTTGATCAGATTAAAGAGTGGCATAAGTGCTCTAAAGATCCAGTATATTTTATTGAGACGTATGTTAAGATTGTTAACGTAGATTTAGGTTTAATTAACTTTCATCTATACGACTATCAAGAAAAGATTGTTAACCTAGCAGTTAATGATCGCTTTGTTATTTGTAAGATGCCAAGACAGTGTGGTAAGACTACTACGATTGTCGGTGTAATGCTTTGGTATGTGCTCTTTCATGAGACCTTCTCTATTGCTATTCTAGCTAACAAGCTGGCACAAGCAAGAGAGATTCTTGGTCGAATACAATTGGCATATGAGCATCTTCCAAAGTGGATGCAACAAGGCATTGTTGAATGGAATAAAGGCAATATTGAATTAGAAAATGGCTCAAAGATATTAGCATCTGCCACTTCTTCTTCTGCTATTCGTGGTACATCTCAAAACTTAATTTATCTGGATGAGTTTGCTTTCGTACCTAATAACATGCAAGAAGATTTCTTCTCATCGGTATATCCTACTATTTCATCTGGTAAGACTACTAAAGTTTTAATCACTTCTACTCCTAACGGTCTCAATGCTTTCTATAAGCTGTGGGTAGATTCGGAAGAAGGAAGAAACGAATATAAGCGTGTAGATGTTCATTGGTCTGATGTTCCTGGACGTGATGAAGAATGGAAAGAACAAACCATTCGCAACACATCAGAAGATCAGTTCAGAGTAGAGTTTGAGTGTGAGTTTGTTGGATCAAGTTCAACACTTATTTCCTCATCTAAACTTCGTAAATTGACTTATAATAAAGCTGAGTTTGAAACATCGGACTTTAAAGTATATTCTCAGCCGACCACAGATCGATTATATACTATTATTGTAGATACGGCAAGAGGAATTGGTGGGGATTACTCTGCTTTCGTTGTTGTGGATATTACTGAGATTCCTTACAAAGTTGCCGCAGTATATCGCAACAACCTTATCTCACCGCTGTTGTATCCTCATATAATTTATGATACAGCAACAAAGTATAATAATGCGTTTGTGTTACCTGAAACTAATGATATCGGTCAACAAGTGGCCGACATCCTTCATCAAGAGTTAGAGTATGAGAATATCTTCTTTGCATCTAACAATGGAAGATCTGGCCAGATTATCAGTGCCGGATTTGGAGGTGTTCATCATTCAGGAGTTCGCACAACAAAAACAGTCAAGCGTATAGGGTGCTCAACGCTAAAGACTCTTATTGAATCTGATAAACTGATTATTAATGACTATCAAATTTTATATGAACTAACTCGCTTTTCTTTGCATAATAACTCTTATGAAGCAGAAGAAGGCAATGATGATCTTGTGATGTGTTTAGTTCTTTTTGGTTGGCTTGTAACACAGCCTTATTTCAAAGAACTGTCAAATATGGATATTCGCAAAAATCTATATATTGACAATGAGATAATGCTCGAGGAGGAAATGCTTCCTTTTGGCATTATTGCAGATGGTCATGATGAAGCAACAGAGCCCGTCGTTACTTTAGAAACTGATATACCAGATGCGTGGCTAAGGTAAAGAACAGTCTTTTTATAAATAATACAGAACAAATAACCTGAACGAGGGGAGATCAAAATGCCATTCAAAGTAAGTCCTGGTGTTTCTATCACCGAAATCGACCAGACTTCTGGAGCTCCTGCAATTTCAACCACTGAGGGTGCAATTGCTGGACTATTCAGATGGGGTCCTGTTGGTGAACGAACACTTATTGAGTCAGAAGTAGAGCTTGTTGCAACATTCGGCAAGCCAACCTCACATAATCCGGAAACATGGTTTACAGCTGGAAACTTCTTAGCTTATTCTAACAAGCTATATGTAGTACGTGCTGCTAATACCGTAGATTCATCTAACGGTGTACTGACAGCTATTGCTAATACAGGTTCAGTCGCCGATCCTCTTCCATTCGTCGTTAAGACTCGCGATGACTATGATGCGAAGAGAGAAGCTAATACATTTGTAACGTCAGATTCAGATGTTAAATTTGCTGCGCGTTGGCCAGGCGCTCTTGGTAACTCGCTGAAGATATCAGTGTGCGACTCAGCAGCTGCATTCGAAGAAACACTTGACCTGGTAACTAACGCTACAACTATTGATTCCGGCAATACATCAGTAGCCGTTAACGTTGGTTCAAATACTGCTACTTTCGTGTTTGCTTACGATGCAGTATCTGGTGCTATTGGCGATGCTAATACAGCAGCTAATACTATTCTTAATAAGCTATCTCTTGGTGATTTGCTAGAAGTTGGTAACTCGGATATTGGCAAACAGTATATGAAGATTACTGGTCTTCCATCATATGGTTCGAACGATTCTGGATACTATCAGAACTCAACCCATGCTTATTTTACCGTTAATCTAGAATCAAAAATGATTCTAAGATCTAATTTTGAAGCATCAACAATTACAAGATATTGGGAGTATTTCTCAGTAGTTGAGCGTGCTCCAGGCAGATCACAATATATGATCAATCTTGGAGCTGCTGGTAATACTGCAGCTAATGACGAACTTCACGTAGCAGTTATTGACGAAGATGGTCAATTTTCCGGTGTACCAGGAACTGTGCTTGAAGTGTTCCAAAATATGTCTCGCGTAACAACAGCTAAGACAGAAGATGGTGCAGATAACTATTACGGCAACGTAATCAAGGATTCATCGTACATTTGGTGGACGAACGATCGTGCTGGTGCTATTTCTGCTAATGCAAGTCATGTTGCATCTTCTGGTAACCAGAAACCTCTAACCATTAGCCTTTCTGGTGGTCAAGATGGTGACGACGAGGGAGTAGTTGAGTATGCAGTTGTAGCAGCAGGATATGATCAGTTTAAGTCAGCTGAAGATGTTGATATTTCTCTACTCTTGGCAGGTAAAGCACGTGGTGGTACTAACGGTGAGCTGCTTGCTAACTACATTATTGATAACGTAGCTGAAAAGCGTAAAGACTGTGTGGCTTACATCTCTCCAGAAAGAGGAGACGTAGTTAACAAAGGTGGTAACGAAGCTTCTAACGTAATTAATTTTAGAAACTCTCTAACCTCATCTTCTTATGCGTTCCTTGACTCAGGATACAAGTATCAGTACGACCGCTATAACGACACCTATCGCTACCTACCACTTAACGGTGATATGGCTGGCCTTGCAGCAAGAACAGATGATGTAAGAGATCCATGGTTCTCACCAGCTGGTTATAATAGAGGCGCAGTGAAGAATATTGTTCGTCTAGCTTATAACCCAAGTGAATCAGATCGTGACTCACTATATAAGAAAGATATTAACCCGGTAGTAACATTCCCTGGCCAGGGTACTGTTCTATTCGGTGATAAGACACTTCTTGGACGTACTAGCCCATTTGATCGTATTAACGTACGTAGATTGTTTATCGTTGTTGAAAAGTCAATTGCAACTGCAGCAAAACAACAGCTGTTCGAGTTCAATGATGACTTTACAAGAGCTCAGTTTAAGAATCTAATTGAGCCGTTCCTACGTGACGTACAAGGTCGTCGTGGTATTTACGATTTTAGAGTAGTCTGTGACGAAACAAATAATACATCTGAGATTATTGATAGCAATCAGTTCATTGGTGATATTTACATCAAGCCAACTAAGTCTATCAACTTCATTCAGCTGAACTTCGTTGCAGTACGTTCTGGTGTTGAGTTCTCCGAAGTTGTCGGAACTACAGTCTAATAAATAATAAGGACAAGGAGAACTAATATGGCTTTTAACGTAAACGATATCAGATCGCAGCTGGTACTTGGTGGTGCGCGTAGCTCACTATTCCAAGTTGATATTACAAACCCTGTAAACGGAGCCTCTAATCTGAAGACTCCGTTTATGGTACGCGCTGCTCAAATTCCTTCTTCATCACTAGGTGTTATTCAGGTACCATACTTTGGTAGAAAGATTAAGCTTGCTGGTGATAGAACATTTGATCAGTGGACAGTAACAGTTATTAACGACGAAGACTTTCTAATTAGAAATGCGCTTGAAGAGTGGTCTAATGCAATTAATGCACTTCAAGTTAATACTTCAAGAGCTCTTACACCTCTTGCGTATAAAGCGCAAGCAATTGTAACACAGTTCTCAAAGGTAGGCTTGCCTATTAGACAGTATCGTTTTAATGGAATATTCCCATCTGAAATTTCTCCAATTGATCTAGATTGGAACAACACAGATGCGATTGAAGAGTTCCAAGTGACATTCCAGTACGACTGGTGGGATGTAGCTGGCGGTACAACAGGTAACGCTGGTGGATCATAAGAGTAGGGGGTTCGCCCCCTACTTTTTGTTATTATAATGGAGGAATGTTATGGCTGAGCTTTTCGGCTTCGAAATTAAAAAGAAACAACAAGAGTTAGCTTCTGATACCGCTATATCTTTTGCTCCTGAGCTAAAAGATGATGGCGCTGTTGTTGTGGCTGAGGGAGGCGCATACGGTACGTATGTTGACCTGGATGGTACTGTAAAAACAGAAGCCGAACTAGTTAGTAAGTATAGAGAAATGTCTCTCGTACATGAAGTAGACGCAGCTATCGATGATGTAGTAAACGAATCAATTGTTTCTGAACCAGAGGAAGAGATTGTTTCAATTCAACTTGACAGTCTTGAGCTTCCAAAAAGAATTAAAGATGTTATTAGAGATGAATTTAATGCTGCTCTAGACTTACTAGAGTTCAAGCAAAACTCTTACGATATCTTCCGTAAGTGGTATATAGATGGTAGATTATATTATCATGCTATTGTAGATGAAAAGAACCCTCAAGCTGGTATTCTAGAGCTTCGATATATTGACCCTCGCAAGATTCGTAAAGTAAGAGAGGTAAAGAAGCAGAGAGCACAACCTGGCACTCCTGTTCCAACAGTAAAAACAAAAGCTGAATACTTCATCTATAACGAAAGAGGTTTTAACAATAATGCAGCTGCCACCTCATCTACTGCAGGTGCTTCCGGATTAAAGATTGCTAAAGATTCTATTGTACATTGTACATCTGGTCTTACAGATAAGAACGGCACAATGGTTATTTCGTATCTACATAAAGCCATCAAGCCCCTTAACCAATTAAGAGCTCTAGAAGACGCAACCGTCATCTATAGAATCTCTAGAGCGCCTGAGCGTAGAGTGTTTTATATCGACGTAGGCAACCTTCCTAAGATGAAGGCTGAACAGTACCTACGAGATGTTATGACTAGATTCAAAAACAAACTAGTATATAACGCTGATACAGGTGAGATTAAAGACGATCGCAAGTTTATGACTATGTTGGAAGATTTTTGGCTTCCAAGACGTGAAGGTGGTAAGGGTACAGAAATTACTACTCTACCAGCTGGACAAAATCTAGGTGAATTGGAAGATGTTAAATACTTCCAGAGGAGACTGTACAAGGCGTTGAATGTTCCTATTACTCGTCTTGAGTCAGACTCTCAGTTCCAGCTTGGTCGCTCTAATGAAATTTCAAGAGACGAAGTTAAATTTACAAAATTTATTAATCGACTTCGCTCACGCTTCAGTCATCTATTCCTCAAAGTTCTTGAAAAGCAATTAATTCTCAAGAACATTGTAACACCAGAGGAATGGCCATCTATTGCGCAAAACATTTCATTTGACTTTGCTAGAGATAGTCAATTTGCAGAACTTAAAGACATTGAGATTCTTCGTGAGAGAGCAGGTATTCTTCGAGATCTTGATGATTATGTTGGTAAGTATTACTCTCATGAATGGGTACGTAAGAGCGTTCTTCGCTTTAATGAAAACGAAATTGAAGAGATGGATGATCAGATTTCAAAAGAGCGAGACTCCGGATTATATGATCAGCCTGTAGACCCTAATGCTCAAGCAACACAGGGATTACCTCCTCAATCAAACACCCTTCCTGAGAATACTTTATGATAAATATATGAGAGGAATATAAGAATGAGCGATTATACAACTGCAGACATTGTTAGACTTGCACGCGAGGAAAACCCAACAGAGATTGCTAAGGCATTCGATGCTATTGTTGGACCAAAAATCGTAGACGCTTTAGAAACTAGAAAGCAAGAGATTGCTAAAACAATGTTCTCAAGCTCTGATGTTGAAATCGACCAAGATTTAGAAGACATAGAGGATACAGAAGAATGAAAACATTAGCCCAATTTAAAGAAGTTTACGAGCCTAAGTCTGCAGACGAGAAAAAGTTTAAAGACAAGCACGTTACTGTAAAACATAAATTAGATGCTCCATCTAACGACGATAAATTATTTCAAGCTACCAACATTAAAGCTGTTAGTAGAGAAGATGAGCACGGATATAACCCTGGCAATGACGCCAAGGTGTATGAGGCTGTATCGGTAAAAGATACTGCTGATCGTAAAACAGTAATCGGTAAAGATGGTAAAGAATACAAGGTAGCTGCCCATGCTGTTTCTTTCGGTAAGACTGAAAAGAACGACGTGGAAGAAGAGTTATCTCCAGAACAAACAAAAAAGCGTGAAGGGATCGTAAAAGGTATGAAAAAGTCTATTGGTGATTTTAGATCACGCTACGGTAAGCAAGCCAAATCAGTAATGTATGCTACAGCTAATAAGCTAGCAAAAGAGGATGTTGATCAAGACGCAGAGTCAATGATTGCAGAGGCAAGCGCCGGCGCGCAAAGTCTTTACAAGATGCATCATGATAGAGTTAAAACTCTTTTAAAGGGTATTGGAGAAGGGCTTGATAAGCATAAAAAGAATGCAGGTCAAGGCATACATTACGGCCATGCGAGCTATCTAAATCATGTTGCTAATCAACTACAAGACGTGCATGACTCTCTTCTTGAGCGAGGTGAATATGCTAAGCCACCAAGAGAAGTAGGTGAAGAGTTCCTTGCAAAACTAGATACTATTTACGAACAGTTGGATGATGAAGGTAAAGCTGTTCTTAACGAAATGATCGATAATGACGATCTAGAATTAATTGAGCAAACGTTTTTGACTGCAGAGTAAGGTGATCAAACATGACCTATAAAGTAGTTACTAACAAGCCAGGTAATAAAGTAGTGTTGCGTATTTACGCTAACACAGAACTGTCTATTGCTAACCTGCAGTCTAATAACTCTGAAACAGTAACCGCTGCTCATGTTACTCAAATATTTTATGGAGCAGACTCTGCTGCATCAGGCTCGATTACAATGCATAGAGCTAATACTTCCTCATCAAACAATTTAATCTTTAGAGTACCTGCTGGAGCGAGTGACTATGTTGATATGACTGGTGTAGGATTAACAATGGATCACGATTTAAGAACTGCAAATATTATTTTTACCTTGCCAGCTAACACTCATATGGTAGCTGAGTTCAAAAAAGAATCCAACTACTCAACCAGTTAAGGAATAATAAAAATGAAACTCATCTGCGAAGTAGTAGAAGACATTAAATATATTACCGAAGAAAATGAAAAAGGTCAGAAAGACGTTTTCATTGAAGGCGTCTTCATGCAAGGTAATAGACAAAACAGAAACAATAGAGTATACTCCACTCCTATTCTAGCTAAAGAAGCTGCTCGATATACTAAAGAATATATTGATAAGAATAGAGCTTATGGTGAGCTTGGCCATCCAAGTGGCCCAACAATTAACCTTGAGCGTGTATCTCACATGATTAAGAGCCTTAGACAAGAAGGCGACGACTTTATAGGTCGTGCAAAAATTATGGATACTCCATATGGCAACATCGTAAAAAATCTAATCCGTGAAGGCGCCAATCTAGGTGTCTCATCTCGCGGTATGGGTTCTCTAAAGCAAAATAGAGAGGGTATTAGCGAAGTTCAAAATGATTTCTATCTCGCAACAGCTGCTGATATTGTAGCTGATCCTTCTGCTCCAGATGCGTTCGTAAGGGGTATTATGGAGGGTGTGGAGTGGGTTTGGGATAACGGTGTGCTTAAGGCTCAACAAATTGAGGAAATCAAGAGAGAAGTTCAAAAGGCTTCTTCTAAGAACTTACACGAAGTTAAACTTCATGTATTTAAAAAGTTCCTCTCAAATCTTTAAAGTCATCGTTTTATAAATAATAGTAGAAAATATCCAAATAAAGGAGAGGTTAAATGTCAGAACTACTAGAGAAGGTTAACGTTGGTGGAGGCCAAACTGGCGCTTCTTCAACAGCTGACCCAGTGGGTGGTACAGCAACTCTCCCAGCTTCTAAAAAGCAGGGGGATGCAATGCAGAAGGGCCAAAACCCTGCTGGTACTGCCATTGAGGATACAGACTCAGACAACAACACCAAGCCAACAGGCGATGCTTCAGGTTCAAACAAAGCATCTATTGGTACTAAGGCATCAGCTGCTTCAGCTTCAATGAAAGAAGATGTTGACGCTATGTTCAATGGCGAAGAATTAACTGAAGAATTCAAGGAAAAAGCTACCGTAATTTTCGAAGCAGCCGTTCAAGCTCGCATTGATGAAGCAAAGGTTGCTCTTGAAGAAGAATACAAGATAAAGCTTGAAGAAGAAGTTTCAACTATTCAAGAAGAACTTGCAACAAAAGTCGACGAGTACCTACAATACGTGGTACAAGAGTGGATGGCTGAAAACGAAGTAGCTATTCAATCATCATTGAAAGCAGAAATCACCGAAGAGTTTATCGACGGTATGAAGAGCTTATTTGCAGAGCACTACATTGAAGTGCCTAATGAGAAGCTTGATGTACTAGGTGAAATGAATGCAGAAATCGAAGAGCTTAAAGCTAAGCTAAACGATCAGATCAATGAATCTATTGAACTAAAGACAAGACTAAATGAGAAGAGCAGAGACGAAGTCTTCGCTCAAGTATCAGAAGGCCTTGCCGCTACTCAAGTAGAGAAGCTAAAGACTCTGGCAGAAGGCGTTGACTTTGATAGTGCAGATTCTTTTAAGAAGAAGCTAGAGCTTGTCAAAGAGAACTACTTCCCAACTGAGAAGAAACAATCGGTATTGACTGAAGAAATTACCGGAGTTGATGATGATAGCACTGCATCTGCCGCAGCTCAGACTTCAGGTCCAATGGCAAAATATGTTACAGCCATTTCAAGAACGCTGAAACAATAATTTTTATAAATACTCATAACCCAAATTAACAAAGGAAAAGGGGAGAAAAAAATGATCCTTACTGAAGAAGCTCAAAGAAAGTGGCAGCCAGTTCTGGAGCATACTGATCTACCAGAGATCAAGGATGCACACCGCAGATCTGTAACTGCTATCATGCTAGAAAACACCGAGAACGCACTGCGTGAAACTCGTGGTTCAAACGCATCACTACTAGGTGAAGCAGCACCATCCAACGCAACTGGTTCTGAAGTCGATAATTTCGACCCAGTTCTAATCAGCTTGGTTCGCCGTGCAATGCCAAATCTGATCGCGTATGACATCTGCGGCGTACAGCCAATGACTGGTCCTACAGGTCTTATTTTCGCAATGCGCGCACGCTATGCTAACCAAACTGGCGATGAAGCCTTCTACAACGAAAGCAATACTGCATTCGGTACAGTAGTATCTGGTGCAAATACTCTAGGTCAAAAGAACGTAGGTGGTTATCCAGGTAACACATCTACAGGTACAGCTAACCTAGCATCTACTGGTATTTACAACTTCGGTGGTGGAATGTCCACAGCTCAATCTGAAGCACTAGGTACTTCAGGTAACACTGCATTCCCAGAAATGGCTTTCTCTATCGAGAAAGTAACTGTAACTGCTCAGTCACGTGCTCTAAAGGCTGAGTACACCATGGAACTAGCACAAGACCTGAAGGCAATTCATGGTCTAGACGCTGAGACCGAACTATCCAACATTCTTTCAGCAGAAATTCTCTCTGAAATTAACCGTGAAGTAGTTCGTACTATCAACGTAACCGCTACCCAGGGTGCTACAGAAGGCACAACCACATCTGGTCGTTTCGACCTTGACACCGATTCTAACGGTCGTTGGTCAGTTGAAAAGTTCAAGGGCCTAATGTTCCAAGTTGAACGTGAAGCTAACGCCATTGCCAAGGCTACTCGCCGTGGTAAGGGTAACATCATCATCTGTTCGTCAGACGTTGCTTCTGCACTTCAGATGGCTGGTGTTCTTGACTACGCACCTGCACTAAACTCTAATAACCTAAACGTTGACGATACTGGCGCTACATTTGCTGGTGTTCTAAACGGTCGTATTCGCGTATACATCGACCCATATGCAACAGGCAACTACATGACTGTTGGTTATAAGGGCTCAAGCGCATTCGACGCTGGTCTATTCTACTGCCCATACGTTCCTCTACAAATGGTTCGTGCAGTTGACACTGGTTCATTCCAGCCTAAGATTGGCTTCAAGACACGTTATGGTATGGTTGCTAACCCATTTGCACAAGGCTCAGCAGCTGGTCTTGGCGCACTAACAAAGGACAGCAACGTTTACTATCGCCGTGTTCTAGTAGACAACATTATGTAATATCCACCGCACAGGTGATTTACAAGAAAAGGGAGCGAAAGCTCCCTTTTTTTTGCCTAAATATTATTAAACGTTGATGAGGATATTATATGCCAATTGGTGACGTACACTTTTTACCTTTTTTAGCAGATGCATTCAGTAACACTGGAAACACTCCACCATCTATATCTTATGGAGATGGTTTATTTACATACCCAGTGCATACCTCAGTAACGAACTACGAGCAATCGGCGCGTGTAGTAACCGGCGAAACCTATGTTAATAATCAAGTAACATATGTATATGGAAGTTATTGTCCTGTAGTTATAACTAAAGGAACAGTCGCTAAGGTTGGTTATGGAGGACAGGGAGCTACAGTCTGGGGCGGGTTAAGGGAAGAGACAGACCCTAAACAGGTTCCTTCTACTAACGTTTTTATTATTAATGCAAGATCTAATACAGCTAATGAGTATGCAAACGGATCAGCATTAATATATGGAACCTTCTACGATGTATTTCCAGGACTTGCAAGTTACTGGACTTCTTCTATCGAACCTCAAGTAAAACAATGGACGGGTATTCCAGTACACAACTATAGACAAAGCGACGTTCGTAATGAACGAATATATGTTGGTGTATTGAATAATCAAACGGTAGAAGATGTTTATAAGTATGAAGCTAATACAGCCAGATTAATCAGCTATCAATTTGAATGTAAGGCGTGGAAGACGTGGGCAGAATATGATAGAGGAGATCCTCCAGCTAATACAGGGTTCCTATATATTACTAGAGAACATGAATACTCTTCTCTTGATGAAGAAATGAAGAAAGTCCTTTCACGAATTATACAAAACCGTGAAAACAGACATTTAAAAATTACTGCATAAGGAAGTATAGATATGCCAGGTTGGTCATTCAAAGGAGCAATGTCGTCAGGACACGGATGCTGGTGGCCAAATTTTGTTGTAAGTGGGTCTTCTAACGTCTTCGTTAATAAAATACCAGTAGCGCGGATTGGGGATGCGCTATCAGTTCATTGCTGTCCTAAAAAAGGTTGTCATCCAGATGCTGTTGCATCCGGTCAATGGTCAGTACTTGTTAATATGAGACCGGTAGCTACTATTGGATCAAAATGCTCACCAGGTGGTCGCTTGATTATTGGATCATATAACGTATCTTCTGGGGGTGGTGGTATATTGGGTAACTTGATGCCCTTTGCTGGTGACTTTTTAAGCGCTGCTGGAGTACAACTTCCAGTATTTAACAATGTATCAACAGGTCAGATGTTTTCAGGAGGGCTATTCAATAGCACAGGCATTAGTCAGGCTATTAGTGGATTCTCTCCTCTTAAAACGGCTTAAGGAATAATAAATGGCAGCTACAATCAAAAACGCATTATCACCGATTAATTTTCAGTTTACTATTAAGAAGCTACCTACAGTAAACTTATACGTGCAGCAAGTTACCTTACCTAGTCTGACACTCGGTGCATCTAATATTCTGACACCCTTCATCAAATTGCCTATTCCAGGTGATCACTTAGTCTTCGGTGACCTTAACGTCACATTCAAAGTAGATGAGGATCTTAAGAACTATAAAGAGATGTATGATTGGCTCATTGCTGTAGGCTTCCCTGACTCATTTGATCAATATAAGACTATTGCTAATCAAGCTTCAGGTTTAGGGGTATACTCAGATGCTACACTCATCATCCTGAACTCAGCAAAGAATCCCAACTACAGTATTCTATTCACAGATCTATATCCTATTTCACTAACAGAGCTAACATTTGACACAAGAGCTATAGACGTTGAGTATCTTGAAGCAACGGCCACATTTGCTTTTAAATCATACACAATAAACAAAACTACATAAAACAGTTGATTTCATTCTGCAATGGGTATATAATCACTATGTGTATCCATGAAGAGTATATAATGCGTTTATAATGGAGTAAACTGAATGAAGCTAGAAGAAATCTATCAGCTGTGGGAAGAAGACTCACAGATCAATAAGATGGAGTTAGGAGACGAGGCAATCCGTATACCTAAGCTCCATCATAAATACTTTAAGATCTTTAGCAACGAGCGTCTATTGATGCGCAAGCTAGAGACAGAATACAAGGAGATGTATAAGCTACGACACTCTTTCTATTCCGGCACAATTGATGAAGACACTCTAAGAGAGTATGATTGGGAACCTAATCCACTTAAGATCCTGCGTGCTGATATTCCTATGCATTTGGAGTCTGATCCTCTTCTTAGTACAGTAAGCATGAAGATATCCATGCAGAACGAAAAGATCGAACTGCTTGAGTCTATCATTAAATCTCTCACCCAGCGTGGATATAATATTAACGCAGCAATCACCTGGGAAAAGTTTAAGGTTGGAGCATAATTGACACGTGAAAAGGTTGGCATAGAAAAGTATGATGAGGTATACAACCGTATACATTGCGACTCTTCTATCGCATACGAGCTAGCAGAATACTTTACCTTCTCTGTACCCGGAGCTCAATTTACACCCCAGTATAAAATGAAGGTCTGGGACGGTAAGATTCGTCTCTTTAATCCTGCGACAAGACTGCTATACGGTGGTCTGTTTACCTATGTGCGAAAGTTTTGCAAGGAGAGAGAATACGATGTTGAGTATATTACTGATTTCTCTGCTGAAGAATTTTCTGAAGAAGAAGCTAAACAGTTCGTAGAGGATCTTAAACCAAAATTTCTTCCGAGGGATTATCAACTAGAAGCCTTCATTTACGGTGTACGTTATAGAAGAGGTGTATTAGTATCACCAACAGCTTCTGGTAAATCTTTTATCATCTACCTTCTTACTAGATGGTTTAGTAAAAAGACTCTCATTATCGTACCGACTACTTCCTTGGTACATCAGATGTATTCTGATTTTGAGGACTATGGCTTTAACTCTGAAAAGTTTTGTCATAAGATATACTCAGGTCAGGAGAAGATGGATATTCAAAAGCCAGTTACTATCACTACTTGGCAATCAATCTATAAGATGCCAAAGAAGTGGTTTGAGCAGTTTGAGGTTTGTATTGGAGACGAAGCCCATCTATTCAAAGCTAAGTCACTTACATCCATTATGACTAAGCTTATTAACTGTAAATATAGATACGGGTTTACTGGTACACTTGATGGAACTCAAACCCATAAACTAGTACTTGAGGGTCTATTTGGTGCTGTACGTCAAGTGACTACAACAGCTGAGCTAATCGAAAAGAAGCAGTTGTCGGATTTCTATATCAAAGCTATTGTGCTTAGCTATCCTGATGAAGTCAGGCAAATGATAAAAGGACAAGACTATCATGACGAAGTCGATTATATTGTACGCAATAATGCTCGTAACAACTTCATTAAGAACCTTGCCTTATCCACGAAAGGAAACACCCTCGTACTATTTCAGTTTGTGGAAAAACACGGCAAAGAGTTGTTAAAGATAATAGAAGACTCGAACAAACAAGTCGCCTATGTAACGGGTGAAGTGGATGGTTTAGCAAGAGAAGAAATTCGCAAGCTTGCAGAACAACATGATGACATGATTATATTAGCATCCTACGGAACATTCTCTACCGGTGTCAATGTTAAGAATATTCATAATATTATTTTTGCAAGCCCATCAAAGTCAAGAGTTCGAAACTTGCAATCTATAGGTAGAGGGCTTCGTCTAAACGATAATAAAGAGCGATGCATTCTTTATGATATTGCTGATGATCTTACATGGAAGTCGAAAAAGAACCATACAATTTTGCACTTTGCAGAACGCATCAAGATATACAATGAAGAAAAATTTGACTACAAAATTTATACGGTAAAGCTAAAGGTGTAGCAATGGAAGATCTAATCTATTTTAAATTGGTTAATGGACTAGAGGTAGTAGGAAAAGTCCTGGGTGAAGAAGAGGGTACAATTCTAGTAGAAAATCCACTCACAGTATTATATAGATGGAACCCTATCGCAGGCATGCCTACCATCGCCATGCAACGATATATGGCGTTTGGAAAAGAGCCGTTGATTGTATTTCAGAAAGATGATATAATGAACTGGATGGAACCAAGTGACGGTATGAATAACTACTACACATATTGTCTATCACAAATAGAGCAAACGTTTGACAAAAATATTGCTAATGATTTTGCTCTTCTTAACAAACAAGAAGCCGACGATCAACACGCTACGAAGAACGCTGAAGAGCAAGCAAAAGATCTTCTAAAGCGTATGATGGATCCAGGAGCTAATAATACTTTACACTAGAGGTTAAATGATGCATTATGGCGGATAATCATTACGTAGATAATAAAAAACTCTTTCAGGCTATGAAAGAGTATAGAGAAGCAGTTCAGAGTTCTAAAGCTAACAATACAAAGAGGCCGGAGATACCGAGGTATGTCGGGGAGTGTATTCTTCTGATTGGTAAGCGATTGGCAATGAAGCCCAATTTTGCTAACTATTCATATAAAGAAGAAATGATATCTGACGGTATTGAAAACTGTATTTGCTATATTGATAATTTTGATCCTGCCAAGTCTGATAACCCATTTGCTTATTTTACTCAAATTATTTACTTTGCTTTCCTCAGACGAATTGCTAAAGAGAAGAAGCAAATGTATATTAAACATAAGACGTTTGAAAACTCGATGTTATTTGATCAGTTAGTAGAGCAAAGTGAATGGGATGATGTAACCTATCATCCACACAATGACTTTGATAATGATAATATCTCTGAGTTCATTAAAACCTTTGAAGCTAATGCCGCTAAGAAAAAAGAAAAAGGCAAGACTGGTGTAGAAGCTTTTATTGAAGAAGAGCTAGGTGTAGTTGAAAAAGAGGATCTTAATGAAGATAGCGCTAATAACTGATACACATTTTGGAGCTCGTAATGACAACCCGATCTTTGCAGACTATTTTGCGATGTTTTATCGCGACTGCTTCTTCCCCTACTTGGAGCGACAGGGCATTAGTACTGTCATTCATCTTGGCGATATCGTTGACCGCCGCAAGTATATTAATTTTGTAACTGCGCGCAGATTGCGTCGCGACTTTATTGACCCTTGCGTTAATAATGGAATTAAGTTGCATGTGATTATCGGTAACCATGATATCTACTATAAAAATACAAATGAGGTAAATGCTATGGAAGAGCTATATTCAGATCGATATAGCGATGTTTTATTCCATAGTGGACCTACCGTAGAATATTTTGACGATCTTCCTATTGCTTTCCTTCCATGGATTTGTACTGACAATTATGAACGATCTATGGAGTTTCTTAAAACTACTAATGCACAAGTACTGTTTGGACATCTCGAGCTCGCAGGCTTTGAGATGTATAAAGGTAGTGTGAACGATCATGGCTTTGATGCGAAAATTTTCAGTAAGTTCGATGTGGTATGTACTGGCCATTTCCATCATAAAAGTACTAGAGATAATATTAACTATCTTGGAGCTCCTTACGAAATTACTTGGTCTGATTATAACGATCCCCGCGGCTTTCATATCTTTGATACGGAAACTAGGACGATAGAGTTCATTGAGAACCCGTTCAAGATCTTCCATAAGATTCACTACGACGATCTCAACAAGTCCATGGACGAGGTTGTTGCAATCGACCCCTCTCAATATAAAAATACAATTGTAAAAGTAATTGTACGTAACAAGACAAATCCGTTTTGGTTTGATATGGTAATTGAGAAACTTGAACGTGCAGGTGTACTTGATATGCAGGTAGTAGAAGATCACTTCTATCTTAATCTTGAAGACGATCAAGATATTGTGAATGAAGCTGAAGACACGATTACTATTCTCAACAAATTCGTTGACCAAATGGAACTAAACGTCGACAAGAAAAAGCTGGAAATATTAATGCAAAGCTTATATAATGAAGCATTAACAATTGAGTAGGTGTGAATGATTCTCTTTAAAAAGATTCGTTGGAAGAACTTTCTTTCAACTGGAAACGTATTTACTGAAATCGATTTCCTAAAATCAAAATCAACTCTTATTGTAGGTGAGAACGGTGCTGGTAAGTCTACCTTACTTGACGCTTTGTCGTATGCGCTTTACTCTAAGCCGTTTAGATCGATTACTAAACCTCAACTAATTAACTCTATTAACCAGAAGGGAATGGTTGTAGAGTTGGAATTCAATGCAGGCAACAAAGAGTATAAGATTATTAGGGGTGCTAAGCCTACCATTTTTGAAATCTATCAAAACGGTCAACTGATTAATCAGAACGCTGAAGCAAGAGAGTATCAAGAGATGCTTGAGAAGCATATTCTTAAACTCAGTCAGAAATCCTTTAATCAGATTGTCATTCTAGGCTCAGCTTCCTTTACTCCATTCATGCAATTGTCAGCAATGAATAGGCGCGAGGTTATTGAGGATCTTCTTGACATTCAGATCTTTACTACGATGAATGTTCTTCTTAAGGAACGCATTACACAAAATAAAACTCTGCTGACTGAAACATCTTATCAGATGAAGACGACAGCTGATAAGATTGAACTAGTAAAGAAGCATATTCAATCGCTAAAACGTAACAACGACGAACTTATTAAACAAAAAGAAGATAAGATTTCTGAACTACAAAATAACATTAATAAAGCACAGACTGATATTGCATCTACTAAGCAAGCAATTGACGCCGCCAAAAAGTCTATTGAGGATAAGGATAAGGCACATAATAAGCTGGATAAAATTCGCGAGTTAGAGATTCAACTTGATGATAAAATAACTAAGCTTAAAAAAGAGATTATGTTCTTTGAAGAGCATGACAGCTGTCCTACCTGTAGGCAAGGTATTGAACATGAACACAAACATCAAATCGTTTCTAAAGACGAGCAATCTATATCTGAAGTTGAGTCAGGAAGAGCTAAGCTTACTGAACAATACGATCAGGTTAAAGCGCGTATCAAGGAGATATCAGAAATACAAGACTCCATCACAGAATACAATTCAACTGTTACCGAACTAAACACCCAGGTAATAGCATTTACTAGCTTTATTAACTCTCTCAATACGGAGATTGATGCACTAAAGAGCGATGCAACTAACATCAGCGACAATAATACCGAGATTAATAGTTTAAAGAGTGAACTTGTCTTACTCATGCAAAAGAAAGAAGATCTCACTCAAGAAAGATCATTGCATGAAGTAGCGCATGTATTGTTAAAAGATACTGGCATTAAGACTAAAATTATTAAGCAGTACGTCCCTATCATGAACAAGCTAATTAATAAGTATCTGGCGTCGATGGACTTCTTTGTTAATTTTGAATTGAACGAGCAGTTTGAGGAAACGATCAAGTCTAGATTTAGAGATGAGTTTACATATGCGTCGTTTAGTGAAGGTGAGAAGCTACGAATTGATTTATCGTTGCTATTTACTTGGCGTGCGATTGCTAAGCTTAGAAATAGCGCAACAACCAATCTACTCATAATGGATGAAATTTTTGACTCGTCGCTCGACAATTCTGGTACTGAAGAGTTTCTTAAAATTCTTAGCACACTAACTAGCGATACTAACATATTCATTATCAGCCATAAAGGTGATCAGTTGTACGATAAGTTCCATTCTGTAATTAAGTTTGAGAAGCATAAAAACTTCTCGAGAATGGCATAAGGAGATATTATGATTTATAAACTAGTTGAATCTAACCACTCTATACTCACTCAAAGATTAGAGTTGTTTAATTTCAAAGATCCCCCTATCGATCCAGTTGAGTTAGGTAACAACTTGATTGAAACTATGGTAGCTAATAAAGGTATTGGTCTATCAGCCAATCAATGCGGACTACCATATAGGGTTTTTGTAATGTTCTCTGAACAACCTTTTGTATGTTTTAATCCACGCGTAGTTGACGTCGCCTCAGAACAAATCTTACTTGACGAGGGGTGTCTCTCATTTCCTAATCTATGGGTCAAGATTAAAAGACCAAAGATGATTAAAGTTCGCTATCAAGACGCATTTGGTGAGACTCATACTCAGCAATTGATTGGTATGTCAGCTAGATGTTTCTTACACGAGCTAGATCATATGGATGGTATTGTATATACAAGACGCGCAAACCCTTTTCATCTAAACCAAGCACGCAATCTTAAAAAGAAGATAGATAAGGGTTTAAAGAAAATAGTTATTAAGGAGCACAAAGATGGGCCTCAAAATACCTTCTTGTCCTAACCCAGGAGAAGAGTGTCAACCGTTTACTGTGACCGGTAACACTAATTCCTTTTCTTCTGCTGTGAATATGCCCACAGTTCAAGATACAATCCAAACTAAAACTTTTGCTGGAGTTATTTCTTCAGATATAGTACAATGTAAAAGATGCGGAGATTTTTATAGAGTAGTTGACTCATTAGGTTCAAAGATATATACTAGAACAGAGGATCCCTCTTACACACCTCCTACGGAATTTGATCCAGGAGAGGTATAAATGCTCCGTGCCCTTCCACGTAAACTAGGAGAACATAATTGTTATCTAAAATTCTTTTCACTGGTATTGATCCTAACCAGCCAGACCCTGTCAAACATAAACTAATCAGCTTCGGTAAGAGTGCTATTCGCATTGCTGCCGGAGCTTCCCTTTTGGTCGGTTCCATCACGTGGGCCGGCATACTCTTGATCGTAGCTGAATTTCTTGGCATCGTTGAAGAGATGGTCTGACGTGACCTTCCACGTCGTAAATATAACTAGGAGTTCCTAATGTCAAAACTAAAAGTAGCGGAGTTATTTTACTCTATTCAAGGCGAAGGTCGCTATATGGGCGTGCCTTCTGTCTTCCTTCGAACCTTTGGATGTAACTTTAAATGTGCAGGGTTTGGTATGCCGAGAGGACAACTAAGCACCGAGGCAGAAGATATTGCCAAGCGTGCCGATACATTCAAATCATATAAGGATCTGCCTCTGGTATCTACTGGTTGCGATTCGTATGCTTCTTGGCACCCTTCGTTCAAGCATCTAAGTCCAATGCTAGAGTCTAATGCTATTGTAGAGGCTATCATGGGCATGCTTCCTCACGGAAAGTGGGAAGAAGAACATTTGGTAATTACAGGGGGTGAACCTTTGTTAGGATGGCAACGCGCATATCCCGATCTTCTTAATCACCCTCTAATGAGCTCTCTCAAAGAGATTACGTTTGAGACCAATGGTACTCAGCCTCTTTCAAAAGAGTTTAGTGACTACCTTAATGAATGGACGTTTGAAAGGGCTATGGGATATGCTAATTTAACATTTTCTGTATCTCCTAAGCTTCCCGTTTCAGGAGAAGTGTGGGAAGAAGCTATCAAGCCAGAGATTGTTTATCAGTATGCAGCAATTGGTTATACCTACCTTAAGTTTGTTGTAGCTACAGAAGAGGACGTACAAGATGTAGAGCGTGCGGTGGAAGCCTATCGCGATCACTTCTTTGATGGTCCTGTTTATCTAATGCCTGTTGGCGGTGTTGAATCTGTTTACTCTCTTAATAATAGACGAGTAGCTGAGCTTGCCATGAAGAAGGGTTGGCGTTATTCTGATCGCTTGCAGGTACCTTTGTTTAAGAATGAGTGGGGTACTTAATGGATTATACTTTTGATGACATGCTTGAAGGTGTAAAGCATATTAGAGAAACCTTTGAGGATGTCAAGTTTGATTATGTAGTAGGTATTGCGCGTGGAGGTGTTATTCCTGGAGTAATACTTTCACATCAACTTAAAGTACCTTTCGTTGCACTGCATTGGCAAACGCGTGATGTAGAGAATCAAGAACATAATGCATGGATGTGCGATTATGCACACGAAGGCAAACAGATTCTACTAGTAGATGATATCTGCGACTCAGGAAAAACCTTTAGAGGTATCTTACGAGATTGGGATGCACATGAGCTAGCAAACGTCAAGTTGTCGTGTCTTATATTCAATAAGGGTGTAGATTTAATTCATCCAGTCATCTATCATAAGACGATTGATAGAAATACTAATGTAGACTGGGTTAACTTTTGGTGGGAGAAGTAAAATGTCAAAATATTATTCAACAAAGACTTATGGTAATGATCGCGGACTATCGTGTACTTTTAGGCAATGGCGTTCAACACACTCACATTGTTCGCTTCTTCACGGGTACTCTATCGGCATCAAGTTGATCTTCGAATCAGAGACTCTTGATGATCGTAACTGGGTCATGGACTTTGGTGGTTTAAAAGCTTTCAAGGAGTGGTCCGAGTATATGTTCGATCATACTCTTATTATTGCAGAGGATGATCCTTTCCTGAGCAAGTTTAAGGAACTAAACGCAATAGTTCGCACAGACTCAGAAGACCCTAACAGCGAGGTACCACAAAAGCGTGGCGCTGTATGTGATATTCGAATTGTTGAAGGTGTTGGTTGCGAAAAGTTTGCCGAGCTTGTATATAAGAAGATGGACAGCATTCTTAAGTCATTTCAGAAGCACGGACACTGGGAGTATGTTGACAACAACCAACACGTGCATAGGTATGAATGCCGCTATCCAGTAGGGGTGGGTGTACGTTTGAAGTCAGCAGAAGTTTTTGAGCATGCGGGTAATTCTGCAGTGTATGAGGGTTAATTATGAAAAATAATCTAAGTGATATTATTAGAGATCAGATGCGTAAGGATGGAAAGCGCTTCCATGCTTGTGATAACGTATCTGAATATCTTGATGATGAGAAGCGTAGTTTGTTGGTAGATGAGCTGTCGATTAAGTTTAGAGCCGTTCTTAATTCTCTTCTTATCGATGTAGAAACTGACCCTAACTCGATGGATACAGCCAAGCGATTGGCTAAGATGTATGTTTATGAGATTATGGAAGGACGATACTTTAGTCAACCTGATGTGACAGCATTCCCTAACGATGATGGAGATGCATATAAAGGTATGCTAGTCATTCGCGCAGAGATTCGTTCTATGTGTTCTCATCACCATCAACCAGTTAACGGTACCGTCTATATCGGTATCATTCCTAATGAAAAGGTAATTGGACTATCCAAGTATATTCGATTAGCTCAATGGCATGCACGTCGCGGTACTCTTCAAGAAGAACTATGCAATCGTATTGCTAAAGCAATCTCTGAAGCAACCGGCTCTCCTGATGTAGCTGTGTATATTCAAGCAACTCATGGCTGCTGTGAAAATAGAGGTGTGATGGCTCATTCATCTCTTACACAGACTACTGTTCTAAGAGGTGAATTCGATAGCGCTGATGTGAAGAAGGAGTTTTTCGATAACATCCAGCTACAGCAGACCTATAGAAAAGACTAATTAAGAATCATTCTTATCTAGAGTCCACGGAATTTTGGATGGAAACACCACAGATTCCGTGGATCTTCTGCGCTAACTCATTGATTTTATTGGGGAATTCCCGGGGAAAAAGTAGTGGATTTAATTTCCCCACGGGTCTATAATCAATATATTGAATGAGACAACACACACAGGAGATGATATGAAAATTGTCGAGAAGTCGGGTAAGTTCTACGGTTATGATGTTAACGATAACCTCATCGTAAAGTCATCTAGTCGCTATTACGTTGAGCGTAAGTTGAAAATGAATACTAGTGCAGTAGCAAGTAACGCTGGCTTTTCTGTTATTACGGAGCCTGTTGCTCCTAGAGTAGAGTTTCCCATCAACCAGCGTTTTGAGTTCGTCTCTCAGCTCGTTAAGATGGTTGCTACGGGATCTGCTCCTTCTGCTGTTATTACTGGTGAGGGTGGTCTAGGTAAAACCTATACGGTTGTTAAGACCTTGGTTGATAACGGCTATCAGGATATCTCAGAAATCGACCCTGACGATATGGATGTTGCTCCGGAAAAGTGTTTCCGAGTCATCAAGGGCTTCTCTACCGCTAAAGGCTTGTATCGTGTTCTCTACGAGAACCAAAACTCAATTATCGTCTTCGACGACTGCGACTCTGTTCTCAAAGATGCAGACGCCTTGAACTTGCTTAAGGGCGCTCTTGACTCTTATGATCGCCGAGTCATTACTTGGAATACTTCTCTTCGTGGCGATGAACTACCCCGTACATTCGTATTCAAGGGCTCGGTTATCTTCATCTCCAACCTCAACAAAGAGAAGATTGACCAAGCGTTGCGTACTCGTTCGATGTGCGTTGACTTATCTATGACTACCGATCAGAAACTTGAGCGTATGAAAGTGCTGGTTGAATCTCCTGAGTTCCTTCCTGAATACGATATGTCTATCAAGACTAATGCTCTAGAGATGCTAAAAGAGAATAAGACTCTTGCTCGCGAAATATCGCTCCGTACTCTGGTGAAGGTCTCTAAGATCTGCGCTAATAATCCTGGCAACTGGATTGAGCTGTCCAAGTACATGATTTCTCAATAAGGAGTATATTATGAATGACGCTTTCATTGCTAGTTTGTGGAAGGAGGAGTTGATGGATACATTGTTCTTCTCCGGACTCAATACAGAGTACACTCGTGAGATGACTAAGGGCAAAAAGACCTATGTGTTTAACAAGAACAAAGATCTTATTCTTACCATCACCGGGCGCTCTATCGTAGTTAACGGTAACAAGTTTACTAATACTCGTGCAGCTAAACAATATATCGTAGAGAGGTTCCTATGAAAGGTTCAATTCGTATCGCGCTAGGCTTCCTAGTAGTGTTTGGTGCAATCGGTCATGATGACTTTAACACCATGCAAGGTATCGTAGTACCACTTTGGGAGACTATTGTTAAGTCAGCAATCGGTCTTATGATTATGCTTTGGGGCGTAAATGCTCACGTACAACAAACTGGAGGTCGCTAATATGCAACTCGCTACACAACACACATCTAAGTCTCGAGTTAAGAACGATCAGTTCGGTGATACCGGATTTGAGCGCATGTTTAAGAACTATAACGATATGACTGTAGACGGCTTTCGACAATTCTGTATTGCAGAAGTGGAAGCTAGTCACGGTAAGAAAGAAACAAAGTTTACATTTGTCGAAGCATTTAATAAAATGAAATCTAAAGATACCATGCTTCAGAAGCTGACTAACTATATGCTCGCAGGACAGGGTTTCAAGGTTTAAGGAACAATATGACTACACTTTCTATTTTAAAACAGCTCGAGGGTACTTCTTCTCGTAATGAGAAAGAGAGCATCCTACGCGCAAACGAAAATAATGAGCTGTTGAAACGTGTTATCAAGTATGCACTCGATCCATACACGCAGTTCTATATTCGTAAGATTCCAAAGTATACTCCTGCAGCCGATAACCAAGCTGACTCTCTTGACTCCGTTCTAGATAGTCTTAACATGCTATCTACCCGCCAGGTTACCGGTAATGCAGCTATTGATTATCTAACTAAGCTGCTATCTTCTCTCGTTGCCGACGATGCAGAGGTTGTTGAACGAGTAGTAAAGAGAGATCTTCGTTGCGGGGTACAAGAAGCTACCGCTAATAAGATTTGGTCTGGGCTTGTAGAAGAATATCCCTGCATGCTATGCTCTCAATATGAAGAGCGTAACGTTAGTAAGATGAAGTATCCTGCCTACGCACAAATGAAGATGGACGGTATGCGCTTTAATGCTATCGTTACCAATAACGGAGTTACCTTTCGTTCCCGTAATGGTAAGGTAATGGACCTAGGCGGCAACCTTGAGAGCGAGTTTATCGAGCTAGCATCTCTTATAGGTAATGATAGTGTAGTGTTTGATGGTGAACTAATGATCATGTATCCAGACGACATTCAGTTTGCCGATCGTCAGACCGGTAACGGTATTCTTTCTAAAGCACAAAAAGGCACTATGAGTGCCAAGGAAGCTGCCATGGTGCACGCTTCATTATGGGATTGTATTCCTCTGAAAGAGTTTAAAGATGGTGCCTACAATGTCTCATACGAGAGTCGTTTTGAGCCTATCAACAAGCTTTGGAAGGATAATAAATTGCCAAAGAAGATACATATCGTCTATAGTCAAACGGTCGATAGTTTAGAACAAGCAAAAGAGTTGTTTCAAGAGTTGCTTGGCAATGGACATGAAGGTATTATTCTTAAAGATAAGAATGGTGTATGGGAAAATAAACGAGTAAAGCATCAGATTAAATTCAAGGGTGAACTTGAATGTGATCTTATCGTAACCGACTGGGAAGAAGGAACAGGTAAAAATGCAGGTAAGCTCGGAGCTATCATTTGCGAATCAAGCGACGGTAAAGTTAAGGTTGGGGTCGGAACTGGCTTCACAGACGCTCAAAGAACTCTTTATACACGAGAAGAGACTGTCGGCAAGATTGTCGCAATCAAGTACAACGCCAGGATTGCTGATCGAAACACAGGACAAGAAAGTTTGTTTCTTCCTGTATTCACCGAGCTAAGGCTCGATAAAGATAAACCAGATTCATCTGAATCAATAAAATAGGAGATATATGAAACTAAAACGTTTTACAAGACACGATTCACCTCCGAAAGAGGTTCCGTTTGAGGTAATGCTTAGACGCTTTAAAAAGAAGACTGAACGAGCAGGCACTCTCAATGATCTAAGAGAGAAAGAGTTCTACGAAAAGCCATCTGCAAAAAGAAAGCGTCAAAAAGCAGCCGCAGTAAAACGTTGGCAAAAGCAACTTCGTATGTCAGAACTTCCAAAGAAGAACTACTAATGTACAAGCCCTCACTCCGTGATCGTATTTACGACCTGTATGTAAAATACAATTGTAACTTTACGGTTATGGAGTGGATTTTTATTATGGGAGTGATTATAATAATCATTCTATGAAAGGTATGTTCATAATGACTCAAGTGATCAAGTCTCCTTATAATGATGATATAAGAAAGGCTGTGTGGTACTCATTCAAGAAATCGAATGTAGACAAGCATGGCAATAGCGGAGCTATTGGTGAGCGAGGAGAGCAAAACGCTATTAAACTGCTCACTGAGATTATGTCGCCTAAAAGTATAGTCGACCACTCAGAGGATGCTTTGATGCAGCTTCTGGGAGTCGACTTAACTGTAGTTGGCGATAAGATAAGAACTATAGATGTCAAGTCTGGTAAGACGGGCCTTTACTGGAATAGAGATCGTAGTTATTGGTATATTACTATTAAAGAAGAATTCTTTAAACCTGAAAAGGTTAATACTCACTTTATGCATCTAGGTCCTAAGGGTGATGTTTACGTTATGTATTCTAAAACTGACCTCATCAATTGGATGTCTAGCGACGAAAATAAAAAGAGATTGATTAAAGATGACTATGGGTATAGAATTAGACGAGAAGACTGGCCAGATTTTATGCACACTAATATGAGGTAACAAATGATTAAAATAGCACACGAAGCTCCTATTGCACTATTTGATGAAGTGCAAATGATGACTGACTATGACTATGCTTTGGTTCATCTTCTTGATGAGAATACAAGCTATCGAAATAAATTTAAAAAAGCTAAGAAGCAGGGGCGCGAGGTACTTCTCGATAACTCTATCTTTGAACTAGGCACCTCTTTTGATCCAGACAAGTATAAAGAGTGGATTGTTGATCTTAACCCGGACTGGTATATTATTCCCGACGTACTTGAAGATGCAGAGGCTACCGTTAAGTATGTTAAGGATTGGGACTTTGATCACCCAGCTAAGACTATTGGTGTAGTGCAAGGCAAGTCTATTGAAGAGATTGCGCAATGCTATCTTGAGGTGGAACCTTTAGTTGATAAGGTTGCCATCTCGTTTGATTATTCATTCTTTATATCAGAGAGTATGTTTGGTAAGATGCCTACTCAATACCATTACTATATGCTGGGTCGTCGTAAGATGATTGAGATGCTTCTTGAGAATAATATCATCAATCAAGATAAACCTCATCACCTATTAGGTTGCGGCCTACCTCAAGAGTTTGCCGTATATAAAGACTATAAGTGGGTTGACTCCCTTGATACATCTAATCCGGTTGTAGCAGGTATCAAGGGTATGCGATATGATGGGCTAAATGGACTACAAGACAAGCCATCTCAAAAGCTGTTTACTCTTATT